TTTATCTCTATAAACTATATCAGTACCATTTAAAATAGTAAGCGTATAGTATTTATTTTCTTTTATTGGGAATATTGCAGAAGTTGCTACGTAATACCTATCTATTGAAAACGTGCAATTAATTTCTGTTTCTATATTAGTTTCCTCATCTCGCAATACAATAGCATCAGCATTACTACCATAAATAATAGCGTTTAATGTTTGTGCTGTTTCTTGTTCTCTTAAGATTATCATATTGTTTTATTTAAAAACAAAGAAAGTCTTTTTTTGTTAAAACAAATTCTTATATTTGTCAAAACAAAAACAAAATAATTATGAAAATATGTACAAAATGTAATGTAGAAAAACCTTTTGAAGAATTTCATTTTAGAAAAGACCAAAACAGACATAGAACAGATTGTAAAGAATGTAATAGAAAAAGAGATAAAGAATACAATATTAAAATAGGAAAAAATAGTTTTAAAAATTTAAAATTTAAAACTTTACTTGATAATGGTTTAAAAAATTGCCCAAAATGTAATAATATAAAAAAAATAGAAGAATTTAGAAACAGAAAAGATTGTAAAAGTGGAAAGGTATCTCATTGCATAAATTGTTTAAATATTAAAAGAATGCAAAGAATAAAAATAGATCCTATATATAAATTTAGTTTAAATGTAAGAAGTAATATTTTAATGTCTTTTAAACGTGGTAAGAATAAATTTAAAAAAAATGCTAAAACTGAAATAATTTTAGGTTGCACAATAGAAGAATTTAGAAATTACATAGAAAGCAAGTTTAGTAAAGGAATGTCTTTAGAAAATCACGGTAAATGGCATTTAGACCATATAATACCATTAGCATCAGCAAATACAGAAGAAGATATTATTAAATTAAATCATTATACTAATTTTCAACCACTTTGGGCATTTGATAATTTAAGTAAAGGTTGTAAGTATTAAAGCAAAAAAAAAGCGTATTAATTAAAATACGCTTTTCTCATTATTAACATTAATCTAATTTATGAACCAACTACTACTGTAAATCCTGCAGCAGTTAAAGTATCACCGATAAAGTTAGCAGGTACTTTTTCTTGTCCTGTAAGCGTTAAGGTATAGCCTGAGAGGTCGCCCATTTGACTTCCGCTGACAATTGTGCCTCCTGTTACATCCATTCCGTGTTGTAAACCTGCGTAAAAGAAATTACCGTTGTTATCTTCAATAATAGCTTGTGGGCGACCGTAAGCTAATAATTTTAATTCTTTGTTATCTTTTGGAGTTAATTTTTTAAATGTTAATTCCAAAACTTGCTCAAAAAACGTTGTTCCGTTTTCTCTTGAGCTGTTAATGTTTTGAGTAAAGGTAGAAGCACCTTTTAACTCATATTTGTATGCAGATGGAGTACCAACTACAGCGTCAATAACGTCTGTATTTGTAGCATCGTAAGTGTATCCTGTTGCTTCGCCATAATTAACGAAGTAAACATTTTTTAAACCACCTACAGAGTCTTTACATACTTCCAATCTACCTAAAGTTAAATCACAAGCCATAGTATATATTTTTTAAAAGTTAAAAAAAAAGATGGTGTTTTTACACCACCTTTAATTAGTTATTTGTTATTAATTATGCTGGAGTGTAAAGTACGATTTCAGAACCTACACCGTATTGAACACCTGCAGTAAATCTCATTACAACTCTTACGTTTTGTGAACCATCGATATCAGCCATATCAATTAATTTAACTTCATTATGGTCAGATAATAAACCTGTACCGAAGTATAAGTTAGATTTTTGAGCAGCCATCATATAGTTAGAAGCTAATCCGTTAGCAACAAAGATTTTAACACCATCAAAAGATAATGAACCGTTGTTAAACCATTGTGTACCTTGTGAGTTTGTACCGTTTGCACCTAAACCAGAAGCAGCAAATCCGCCTAAAGCTCTTACGTAAGCACGAGCTACGTTTTGAGAAACATAAATGTATAAATCTTCTTTTCCGTATAATGCAGATGGAATAGCATCAACTACTTTACCCAATTCAGCAATAACGTTAGCAGCAGTAACTGTAGTACCAACTACATCAACTACAGTTGCATCAGCAGTAGCTAAAGTTACAAATCCTGCGAATTGTCCAGCTGTAGCATCTACTCCACGCCAAATTGAAATTTCATTATTTTCTGCTACTTTAGCAGCAACGTGTCCGATTAAATAATCAGCAAAAGATTTAGGTAAAGTTTCAAATGCAGACATTCCCATTTCGATAGATTGCCAAGTTGCACTAAAATCTTTTTTACATAATTCTAAATTTACCTGAAATTCCTCAGGAGTAATAATTCTTTCAGTTAAAGTAACTGTAGAAGTTGCATCAAAAGCACAAGTAGCATTTTTAACGATAGCATCAGTAGCTAAACGTTGGATAACTGATTTGTACTTTACGTTTGGCATTACTTCAATTCCACCATTCTCAATAGTAGAAGCTGATAATAATGCAGCAGAGATATATTTCTTTGAAAATTCTCCGCTATAAGTTGTTGTAATACTTGTTGTAGTAGCCATTTTTTTTAATTAATTATTAGTTTGCTATTTTATTCATTACTCTGTCGAAAGTAGTCATTACTCTGTTTTGTGAGAATAATACTTTTTCAACGTTTGGTTTTGCATCAGGGTTATGTGTTAAAGGTTGAGCAGATAATTCTACTTTTTCTTCAATCACTTCTACCTGTTTTGCTAATTCTGTTTTAAGATTTTCGATTTCAGCTTTTAAAGCATCAACATCTTCTTTTGAAAAATGCGACTCTTTAACTGTAGACTCGATTACTTTTTTAGCGGTTGCTGGTGTTGGTTCTGCTGCTTGTTCTACTTCTACTTCAACTTCAGGTGTTTCCACTTCTTCAGCTGCAGCTTCTTTAATTTCAGCAATTTCCCCCTCAACTGCAACTACTAAAATCATTCCGTTATCAAGAATATACTCACCTACAGGCAAGGCTACTCTATCTTCACCGTTTACAATAAACACCGCTTGACCTGCTTCGAACATTTCTGCTTCAATTACGGTTCCGTTGTCTAATGCCATTTGCTCAAGTTTGATTTCCATACCAAGCAATTTTTTGATTTCTGTAATTACGTTTGACATATTTATTAAATTTATTTAAAAACAATAGTTTTTAATTGTTGTTGTATTTTTAAAAATTATTTGTATATTTGTCTAAACAATTAAAACAAAATAATTATGGAAAAAAATATTAAAGTTGTGGGTTTAAACTACAAAGAAGAAAATTATTTTAATTATTTATATCAAACTGATAATTCATTTGTTGGTTATGTAAGTAAATTAAATAAAGAACAAAAAGAATTACTTAATGCTAAATTGATTTGGAAAAGAAAAAAAACAAAAGAAACTCCTGTAGAAACTTTAGAAAAACAATTAGATAGTTATTCAGACCATTCTAAAAATAAATTTGAAATGGAATGGGATTTTTTAAAACAATTAATAAATGAAGCTAAACAACAAGAAAAAAAATACTATAAAAAAAGCACCAATTAAGGTGCTTTAGTTTTATTTATTTGCTGAATAATAAGCATCATCTAAATTTCTTTGTCTGTCTGTAAAACTTTTTACTAATGGAAAATCATCTGGATTTAAACCTAATTCTTTTGCCTTTTGTTTAAATGTTCCCCAATTAGTATTAGCACCATCAATAGCATCTAAATAAGTTTTTTTCATTTCAATGCGTAATGATTTTAATTTATCTAAACCTTTTTGCATCCTAACTGCATCATCTTCTAAAATTTTAATTGAAGATAAATCTATTTCGTGTTTAGCTAATTCTGTTTTAGTAAATAATTTACCAAATACATTTTTTTCTTGTGGTGTCATTTTTAATTTATTTAATTGTTGTTATATTTTATTACTTTATCCAAATTTTAATTTGTGAAACTTCTTGCTCAACATCTTTAAATGCTTGAGCCCAATCTGCTAAATTAGGAACAACAACATCTAATTCTTCACTCATTTTATCAATTTTAGTATAAATTGGTAAACCTTTATTATATAAAGAAACTAAATTTTTCATAGCTTCTTCGGCTTTTACTTTTTGTTCATCAGTTTGCTTTTTTAATGAACTTAAATTATTTACAGATTTTTCTGCATTAATCATTTCAGAAGATATTTGTTTTAATACAGCAACAATATCTTGTGTTAAACCTAAATCTATTTTATGCGTTCCTAATTCTGTTTTAGTAAATAATTTACCAAATACGTTTTTTTCTTGTGGTGTCATTTTTATCCGTTTACTCTTGTTATTACTCTTACTCCGTTATTTTCTGTAATATTTACATTATCTACTCCTGTAGTTGAACCAATAGCTTGGTTTTGTAAATCACCATTACAACATTCTTTACTATAAGTGTTATCATCACATAGACAACCTTTTTTACCATTTACTGGACTCGTTTTACTTTTTGTTTTTCCTGACATTTTAATTTAAATTTGTGTTAATATATCTTTTAGTAATTGTTGAACCTCTGCTTCTGTGTATAGCTTTGGTTTTTCTATTATTTAAGTTTTAATTCCATACTAAAATCTGTTCTTAGTTGGCTTGCAAATGCATCAAACTGCTCAGCATCTTCAAAAAATAAAACATCTAATATTTTATTTCCTACTGATGGTGTTAAGTTACTTGTTAATTCTATGTAATCGCCACAAAATTTAACCCATTCTGTATTATTTGGAAAATCAGACGCACTTGCACTACCTACAAAATTAAAAATCAAATCAGCAGTAAAACTACCATCTGTGTTTAAACCTATAACAACATTGTCTAAACCTGTTGCTAATTCTTGCTCTTTACTTGCTGTTATTGTAAATGTGTTTTTAGGGCTTTCTATTCCGCCCCCTCTTGTTAATAATCTACTCATTTTAGTAATTGTTTTATTTTTTCAATTAAAATTTCATCTTCATTTTGTTGTTTACTCAACTGCTTTTTTTCTTCTAACTTATCTGCAAAATATCCCTCTAATGAAAAACCTTTTACTTTACCTGTTTTAACATAGTCGTTCCAAACGCTATCATCTTCAACTTTAACCGAAGCCATCCAAGTACCTATAGGCACACTTAAATTATAAATAGCTGATTTATCTTTTTCAGTATTTTCAACTATCCAACTTTCAACTACGGTTAAACCTTTAATTTCTTTACCGTGTTCTAATGTCCAATTATTTTGATTACCATTTTTAAAGAATAACTGACTTGCTTTGTTTACAGTATCTTTTGAAAAATAAATGTAATATTCATCTTCGCCATTTCTTCTATAAATTGGCTTTTCAGGAATTAAAACTGCACCCATCAAAATACGCTTTTCAGTATCTACTTGAGCTAATTTAATTTCCTCAGATTTTAACGCTACAAAATTACTTTCAATAGCAGGTGTAGCCACCACACTAATAGCATCTACTCCGCTTAATTGGTCTTTATCGTCTATTATTAATTCTATCAGGTTCATAGTATTTTATTTAAAAACATTAATTATTATATTTTGTTATTTTTTAGCCTATACTTGCGTTGTTTAATATGTTTCTATCTAACGCTTGTTGAGTAGTAACTTGGTTTGCAACTACGAACGCTTGTACAGGTTGCTGATTACCTAACGTTTGTGCTAATTGATTAACTCCTGTATTACCAACTACGTTAAATTGTGGTGCAGGTGGTGGAGTAGGAGAACCACCTACAGAACTACCGCCACCACTTGCTGCACCACCACCACCTACGGCTTGTAATGCTTTTGCAGTTGCTGCTATATTAGCTGCAATTCCAATACCTGTAGAAATATTATTAAATGCTATTGCAGGTACAGCGGCAGCCCCAGCTGTTGCTATTGCTTGAGGAGTAGCTAAAGCCCCAATATTTGCTAAATTATTAGCTATTAACATTTTACCAATACCAATAGCACTTTCAGCAATAATAGCAGCCTTTTGAACACCTTTACTTTTTTCAAATAAACCTTTTATTAAACCTATTCCTTGTGCAGCAGTATCTAAACCTTGTTGTTGTAACGCTGCTTTTTGTTCTGCTTCTGCTTGTGCTATTTTTATTTTTTCATCTGCAATAGCTTTTTCATCATCTAATTTCTTTTGAGCTTCGGCTTTTGCTTTTTCATCTTCTGCTAATTTCTTTTCAGCATCTTCAGCAGCAAATTTATCTGTTAATTCTTTTTCCTTTGTACGTTGTGCTTCTTTTAATGCAGTTGTATCTTGCCCAAACTTTTCAGCTTCAGCAATTAATTGTTTATATTGTTGTTGTACTTGGTATATTTCCTCTGCTCTGCGTTCTGCTTGTGTATCTATTTCGCCTTGTCTAATACGTTCTAAAGCATCTGCTTTTTCTTGCTCGGATTTAATAGCTGCATCATTTGCTTCTTTTCTTTTTGCTGCTGCGTCAGTACTCGCTTGTTTGTCTATTGCATTTATAGAATTTTGAAAACCTGCTTTATCGTTTTTAAGTTTTTCAAGACTTTTTAAACTTGCTTTTCTTGTTTCTTCTGCTGCTGCTTTTTCTGCTACAGGGTCAAAAATTAAACTCGCACCTTTGTCTAATAGTTTACTAAAACCTTTTGATAAACCGAAATCTTCACCTACTGCAGCACCAATACTATCAATAGTTTTTAATACGGTTTGAAACGGAATACTTAAAAACTCTAAAATACCTTTTAAAATAGTTTTGTTTCTTTCTGCTGCTTCAATTTGTGCCTTTGCAGTTATATCATTTTGTACAATTTGGTTTTCAGTTGCTTTAATTACTTGGTCTGTCTGAGCGATTTTAAGTTTTAAAATATCCTTTTCACTTTTACCTTGTAATTTTAAAACGTTATCTTGACTACCTATTGTGTCGAGTTTACTCTGCTCTGCATCTAAATTAGTTTGAGCTAATTTGTTTAAGTTTTCCTGTTCACTACTTACACCATTAACAGCACTTTTAATATCATCCCAATAAGCAACAACAGCACCCAAAGCAATTAATAAAACACCAATTCCTGTAGCAGCTATTCCTGTTCTAATACCAGATAAAGCATTTTTAGCAACTGCCCCCATTTGTTTGAAGCTATCAATACTTTCACCTAAACCTTGTAAGCCTTGCGAAAGTGCCATAGCAGCCTGAAGCCTTACCATTGTTTCCTGTAGTTTTTCGCTTTCTACACCTGTTAAAGCTAAACCACCCTCTACAGCACTAAACCCACTTGCCACACCTGCTAACGAACCACTTAAAGCACTAAATTTAGCATCAGGGTTAAACGCATCTGTTAAAGATTTTGCATCACCTATAGCATCTTTTAATTCCCCTGCTCTTTTAGCTGCTTCAATAGCTTCTTTAGAAGTAGCACCGAATTTATCGGATAACTCTGCTACATCGGATTGAGCTTGTCTTAATTGACTTTTTAAAGATTGCGTGGCTTTATCTGCACCCTCAATAGAAGTAGTAATATTATTTATTTCACTTGCAGCATTGCTATTTAAATCAATTTCTATTGTCTTTTTGATTGCCATTTTATTGCTTGTTTAAGTTCTTTAAAATTGTTTGGTACTTTGTATTTTCCTTTTGCGATATCTACCGCTTCGCTTGTCCCAATTTTTTGAAACTCAAGCATTTGTATAATTAATTTAAGCATCTTGTTTTATTACTATTATATCATTATTATTACTTTGTACACTATATATTAATTCTTTTCCTGATGTGTTTTCATTAATATCTAATTCTACATAATCTAACCCATTTGTAATTGTT